GAGGTAAGGTTTTCTTGTTCAAGTATGGCAAGAAGATCTTCGACAAGCTGAAGGAAGCTATGGAGCCTCAGTTTGCTGACGAGGAAGCAATAAATCCGTTCGATCTTTGGGCTGGTTCTAACTTTAAGTTGAAGATCCGCAATCTCGAAGGTTATCGCAATTACGATAAGTCAGAGTTTGATAAGCCGACTCCGCTTCTGAAGGATGACGAAGAATTGGAGAAGGTTTGGAAGTCCGAGCATTCTCTGCAGGAATTCCTGGCACCATCTAACTTCAAGTCTTATGAAGAATTGCAGGCAAAGCTGTCTAAGGTTCTTGCAGAAGATTCTGCTCCAGCCAAGCGTGCAAAGGCAGAGACTACAGAAGTTCCTTGGGATGATGCTGATTCTGCTCCATCATTTAAGGCTACGCATGCTCCGAAGTATGCAGTCGACGAAGATGAAGATGATGATTCGTTGGAATATTTTAAGAAACTTGCTAACGACTAAAAGAAAGGGAGCTTCGGCTCCCTTTTTTATTTACCGAATAGATTGAAAGCTGTTCCTTCGCCCAATTCTTTATAATGAGCTCCACCCAACATCGAAGCCCAATTAGGCCATTCTCTATCTGCAGGATGGTTATAATCATAACCTTTACCACCACCCATTTCATTTGAATTAACTGCAGCTTCAGAAGCAGTTGGCTTTACTGGTGGAGTTTCTCTTCCCATTTCTTCTTGGGCTTGTTTTTGCACAGCTGCTTGATTGATTAATGATGCATTCATATCGCTTTGGGCTGTTGATCTTAACATGTCTGCTTCTGAACCTGCAGCTGGTTGTGGCATAGGAATAGAAGAAGCAAGACCTCCCAAAACTCCAGCCATATTCATCATTCCACCCATACCACCCATCATACCCATTCCGCCACCCATAAGACCCATCATGGCTGTTTGTTCCAATGGATTCATAGTGGCTTGTGTGGGAGAAGATCCTTGCATAGAAGATGTTGCACCAGGAGCACCTATTCTGTTTGCACCACCATCTGTAGAAGTTGGAACATTTTCGCCATTGGGTCTTCTGATAGATAGAAGTTCGTTTCCAGGAGCATTAATAGTTCTTGTAGCTACAGAAACTTGTCCTCCACTTTGACTGTCAGATTGGTTTCCGCCTACGATTGTTATGTTATCTCCACTTACTGATTTAACAAATCCTACGTGGCCTTGGCCGCTTCTATTAAATACAGCAATATCGCCTTCTTGAGCTTTTGTTAAATCGCCTTGTCCTGAAATTCTATCCCAAACAGTTCCACCATAACTCAAAAAGCTTCTAGCAGCATCCGAACCTGTAGTTGGCATACCTTGACTGCCTAATACCGAATTAACGAAAGCAGCACACCATGGAGTTTTCTGTATGTCTATTGGGTGATGGAATTGACCTATAAATTTTTGCAATTCATCTTTAGCGTTAGATTCGCTTTTACCTAAGAAACTTTCTGCTGTGGATATTATACTTCCTTTACCACCTTCTAACGCTCCAGATATAATTCCATGTCCACCGCCATGTTCACCACCAAAACTTTGTGACATTGGGCTGCTTTGTGATATTGGTCTACTCGAAAAATCTTTATCTGCTCCAGATTGCAATGCTTGTTGTGCAACACGTAATTGTTCTGGATGAGATTTGAAACCTTCCCATGCACCCAACCCTTGCTTATGGGCAATCCAAGAGGCCATCTTCTTTTGGTTTTCTTCATTAAATAAATCAGATCCTTTCATTCCAAGAGCAGCCATAGCTTCTCTTTGAGTTGTATTTACGATCTGAAATGCACCTTTTGCAGAAGAATTCATTCCTTGTGAAGCTTTAACTTGTTCACCCCAAGCTAAAGACTCGTCCATAGTCATTTGTGTTAATGGTTTTGGTGACTTCATATATCCTAATGAAGTTTCATAAGGATTACCATGTTTGGCAGTTCCTTCGGCTTCAATGATAGATCTATAGAAATCGTTCGATTCCATTCCACCACCGCCTCCACCACGAGTTTCTGGCGTTCTTACTAAACCGATTAAAGAACCAAGACCAAAACCAGCAGCTGCAGAAGTTGCTAGGTTTTGTAATGTTGTTAAGCTAGAACTCAATAAAGAAGTAACAGTTAAACCGCCAACACCAGCCCCGATATTTCTGCTCATTTGAACAGTGTTATCATTTAGAACTCTCATATTGGCACCAATATTCTTTAACTCTCCGAACATATTAGTTTGAAGAGAAATAGATTCTTGGAAAATACTAGCTAGTCTATCAATTCTAGCATTAGTTTGTTCGGATTCGTGAACGCTATCTTGAATAGAATTTTCAAGGCCAGCCATGTCTTTTCTTTGTTCGGCAAAAGTTCTGGCTATATCTTTGATAACTTTGTTTATTTGACTAGAGCTATCTAGGGCAGCTTTTCTGAAGCCACCCATGCCTTCTCCCATGGCATTTCTAATACTATTCGAGACTTGTGCTAGTTCTGCTGCTTCCATTATTTGCTCTTTTTCTTAGCTTCTTCTATATCTTTAATATGATCAACTAGCATTTGTATATAGATGTCTCGTTCAAAAGGCATCAGATTTTCAATTTCAGTAATAGAATATTTATGGTGCTGGATCATAGAGAACACCGTAGAATAATAGTTCCCTAGTGAACTATGACTCAGCGCCATGTAAAAAAATCGTTCAACGAAGACAAGACAATTTCTCGCTTGCTCCCTTTTTCGTTTGTATATTCTAGCTTATATTCCATTTTCGGGACTGATACAAGGAATTCTTTAATATTTTCGAACACCTTTATATTAAGGTTTTCCAAAAATTCTTCTAGATCCTCTTTCTTGTAATCCTTCGCCTCATATATTTGATCTTCATAATAGATTGACTCTATACAACGAATGATTAGCTCAAACATATAGTCTTTTTCTAGGCTCAAAAATTCCTTGTCATCGTATAACTCAGCCGAAGGATACTTCATAGTAATACCAGACTTGTTTGTGATCTTGATATTATTATTTGCCTTCTCAGGATATTTGATCTCGATATCGTCTAGATTTATTTCGAAATCATATATTTTGTTATCTTCATTATCTTTATACGAAACTTTGATCATATTATCGATAGAAATTGATCGCAATTTAAGAAAAATATATTCTAGGTCGAAAATAGCTAATTTGTTAATATCAAGCTTTCCGATAGAACAATTATTAACAATCTGTTTAATAGCTGATAGGATATCAGAAGATGTTTCGCTTTCTTTTGCCATCAATAGCAATTTTTCTTCTTTGACCAAAAAGGGTCTAAACTGAAATTCCTTTTTTAAAGAAGGCACTTTAATTTTATAAATCGGATAATCAATTTTCGGCAAAATAGACATATAATAGCTCCATAGTTTAGCCAGTTGTTATAGTAGTAGTCTGTGCTCCAGTTCTTAGATTTGGACTTTGTCTTTGCGTCGATGATTCTAGCGAAGAACCTTCGATCGTATATTCTGTGTATATCATCGAAATATTCATTTTCATGAGATTTGGATCGCCCCACCCCAGAGGAACTTCTCTTAACGCTGTGGGATAAGCCTCGAAGAAATTAACTTTCTGGATAATATTACCAAAATGGTCATATATGAATATAACGATAGTCGAAGCATAGTTCTGTTTATATTCTGCAGTATAACTCGGAGCGAATCCTCCAGAAGTTCCATTATATTGGAAAACGGTTCTTGTCCAGTTATACCAATACTGCCAGATCTCGCAATAATGGTCGCAGAGTATAGAAAAGTTAATCTCAGAATACTGAGCGCTCAAAGGTTGTTTCTGAATCGGACCAACGCCATAACGCTGAACGTCAGCCGTTAGTAATGAAATGCCAGGAACTCTAACCTGATCAATTCTAAACTCCATATTCTGAGCAATTTTATACATTGATGTTGGCGTTCCTTGATTCCCAAGAAACGCATTGAATAATGCTGGAGGTGTTTGAACCATCACAGAGAACGAGTTATTATCTAGATAACCGTAGTCTCTTAAATTTGTTCTAAACGAGTTTATATTAAACGGCATTTTGATCCTTAGTAAGGTGGAGAACCTGCGTATCTCTTGTTTGGATTAACTTTCCATCTATGTGTTTGCAACAGAGCAGCTTTCTGCCAATCAATCATATCGACCTGATGAAATGAGCTCCTTACATGACCATACAAATATCGCTTTATACAACCATCTACACCTTTTAATTGGTTCGAATAGGCTTTTAGTATCTCATAAGAAAGTGTTAATTTTTTAGTCTTTGTGTATTTATTACCATCATTGACATCCACTAAAGCTTTGAGTAGAGAAACTCTGGCCATCGGCTGGAGGTAATGAAGGTTTATTCCCAAAAGTCCATCGGAATACATTTCTACAGGCAACACTAGAGGATACATATCATAGAACGGTAGAACGTCTTTATATTTTGGGTCATATAGAAATAAAAACATACCGCCGATAACTGGGGCGGATTGTTTTTGGAATATTCTGTTGGGGTCTCTTTTTCCTAGAGATTCGACCGAATCTGCGAACCAGTCGTTTGATGTTGATGCTTGGGCTGCTAAACTCTTAGCAGAGGCTCGTAGCATATTGGTAAATGCATTTGACATTAAAATTTGATTCCTATTTCATGTTCGGTCATAATTAAAAATTCGTAGCCTCTGTCTTTACAATATTCTCGAGCAGCTTTCCATTTGGCTGAATTTACTCCCCATCGCATTACCTCATTTATATACCTTTTGGTCTTTTTACCTTCCATCAAAGGCGGAGGTGCGCATTGTGAAGCAGGTTTTACTTCTATGAGCTTAGTTTTAGTCGCTCCAGTAACTTCTTTGACTCTGACCGTAAAATCTACGTAATATCTGTGGATTCTATTATCAATTGGCGAGCGATATGGTATGACAGTTTCCTCAGAACCCCACCAAATAACATTTGGGTCTTTGTCGAGCCGACCCATGACTACTAATTCCCATCTAGAACGATAGATGATGTCAGTCGGATCGCCTTTATATTTATGAGGGTTAGACGGTTTAAAATAACCTTTGTGTGTAGCCATTCTTATTTTCTAGAATAAATAAACAAAGTAGTATTTATTTAAAAAAGAAGGACAATAATGGCCCTTAACCGAAATTTCCCAAGACCGCCACAAAGATTGAGCGGTGGGTCTTTGACTTTTCCAAACGATCTAATCCAACCCCAAAGACAATTTTACACAGAACTTTCCTTTGTGGATTATGGTCTTGGTGGAATGGGTGGTATGAGTTATGGTGGAGCTATTAGATTACCAATTCCAAGAAAGTTGAACGACGTTGAAGTCATACTCTGGGAAGAATGGTCGGCTTTGGATAAAGCCAAACAGTTTATGAGTAATTCACTGGTAGCAGGTATTGATGCTGTATCAGCGCCAGTTTCTACATATTTCGGCGCTCAGGTCAATCCTTTCCAATTTATGATGTTCAAACGCCCAAACTTCAAAGAACACGTGTTGCAGTGGCAGTTAGCTCCAAACAATCAACAAGAATCAGATACATTGAAACAGATTATCAATAGATGCAAAAAGGCTGCTTTGCCTACACCTATGGGCCAGCTATTGATGAAGTATCCTCAGATAGCTCAAGTAAGATTCAACCCTGATAATTACCTCTATAAAATTAAGCCATGTGCTATAATTTCAGTTCAGGTCGATTATAATGGAGCGGGTCAGCCATCATTTTTTAATAGCGGTGCACCAACTGTAGTCAATTTGACTCTTCAGCTGAAAGAGATCAGACTACAGAATACTCAAAACTACGAGCAATAATATGCCACAGAGATATTTCGAAGCTTTTCCTATCATTAATTATGCTAATAATGAAGCAGTGGATATAACAAAACGTGCAGCTATTCTCGATAAAGTTTCGAGTAATCCATATGTGTTTTATCCATATGAAATTACATCAGAAGAAAGACCCGATCAACTAAGTTTTAGATATTATGAAGATCAATACAAAAGTTGGATCATATATCTAACCAATAAAATTGTAGACCCATATTATGAGTGGTATTTACATAACTCTGAATTCGAACAATTTTTAGAAAAGAAATATGGTTCTATATATAACGCTCAAGAAAAAATCAAAAGATATGTGAACAATTGGGTCGACCAAGAAAAATTAGATCCAGTTGGTTTTAATGTTTTGACTCCAGAACAACAAAAATATTGGGAACCAGAATACGGTCGTAATAATGTAATAATTAATTATAAAAGAAAAGAAATTGATTGGTATGTTAATACAAATCATATTGTTTCATATGCTGTGAGTAATACTTCTTTTGTTAAAGATGAAATATGTGATATTATTTTCAGTAGTTTAGAAAAAGGTCAAGGCCAAGTATTAAAAACTACAAATACTCATGTTTATCTTCATCATGTTAGCGGTTATTATACAACTTCTCAGGGAGTTTCTATAACTGGATCTTCTAGGATTCGTGGCAAGGAAAGTAATGTTAACACTGCATTTGTTTCTGCTAATGTTTTATTTTCCAATATACCTGCTGTTGAATATGCATATTGGAAGCCTCAGACTTATTTCGAATATGAAACAGAAAAGAATGAATTCAATAAAACTATTCGTGTTCTAGATAGTGATTTCAAACAAGTTATTTCTGATAACCTTGTAGAAAAAATGAAGGAATAAAATGCCCGCTGGAGACGTTCGAGTTAGTTCTGTAAAAATTGGCGATATGGATTTAACTAATTTCCAAACTGCCACTTTTGCTGGATTTAATGTATACGAAGATATCCTTAACCCATATGGCCCAGTCGCAGAGATTAGGGTTGTGGATCACAGCGACCAATTAGGTAAACAGAACATCAATGGTGCTTATGATAAGAATGTAGAAATTAAACTTTCTTCTGGACAGGGCGGACAGGCTTCTTACAAATTCAAGATGTTCCAGAATAAGAATCTTAATGACCAGTCTGTCAACAATACAGGTTCTGGACACCATAAGCAATATGACATTCGTTGTGTTTCTGAAGAAATGTTAAACGCTCAAGGTAATTACATACAGAAAAGCTTTAAAGGTAAAACCAGCGAAGTCGTTAAACATATTCTTGAAAAAGGTTTTAAGACAAAAAAGAAAATTGAAATGGGTGAGACCAAAGGTAACAGACGTCTCAATATAAACAACAAGCACCCATTGAAAGCTCTGCATGACATAAGCACTGAACATGTTTCGCAGAAATATAAGTCTTCATGTTTTGTCACCTTTCAGCAAGGTTCACAAGGCGGAGAACACAAATACGTATTTAAGACTTTTGAAGAATTGTTCGAACAGTCTCCTACTGTAAAATTAAAACAATCGACACAATTAGATTATAGTGGAAGCGATAGCGATAAACAAAATTCTATAATGTGGTTTAAACCTTCTGATTCTTTCTTTACTGGAACAAGATCGTTAAGTAAGCCAAGCGAACACGCTGTTGACCTTACTACGCACAAAGTTGTCTCTACTACACCACAAGAAGGAGATAATTTTAAATATGCCGACAGTTCGCCAGTATATAAAGGTTCTCCTTCTAGCGCCAAACAAGTTCCAATACACTATATACATGACAAGGCAAATAACAAAGATAAACACACAACAGCTGACGCTAAAACTAAAAGGGCATCATTTCTTTCTCATTTAGCACAAAACTCGGCAGAACTAGAAGTATATTTTAATCCTAAAATTACTCTTGGTTCTATGATAGAAATAGATATACCTCAGAAATCCGATAAAAGCGAAGGCGGTGAAAAACAATTTAATGGTAAATGTTTGGTTGTTGCTATCAGAACAAAATATAGAGTTTCTGCAGAACCACCAAACTGCACTATGATATTGAGAGTTGTTAAGGCTTCATATAAACAGTCTGGTGGAGGTCAAGCATAATGTTTCATATTGCAGAAGTAAGAAACTATAAAGATGATCCAACCAAATCAGGACGTGTTCAGGTTCGTATCTATAACAAACAGAATGATGAACAAGAAATAAAAGATGAACATTTACCATGGGCTATGGTCGTTCAGCCTATAACGTCAGCAGCTACTGCTAGAGTGGGCGTTGCTCCTCATGGTCTGAAAGTTGGTTCTAGAGTATTAATTACATATCTACCCGAAGATACGGCGCATCAGTATCCTATTATTCTTGGTTCTATTGCTAGAGGCGATAAGCCAGAAAATAATAAGAAATCTAATGGCGGTGTAAGTAAACAATCACAGGATTCAGAATCTAACTCTGGTGGTAAAATTAAAAGTCCAGGTCCAGATAATCCTGCATATTACAAGAAGAGTGAATAATGGCTAATGATGAAGCCTTTGAAGAAGGCAAAACGATTTACAACAATAAGGTCATGGGTCAGGAAACTCCTGATCTAGAAAAAGCAAAGTATGCTGATGCACCTTTTGTTGACGAAGGCAAAAAGTTAGGGGATGTTCGTGAAAAGTTTGCACCCAATGCAGACAAAGCAACAACTGCAGCCGCTAAAAAAGGCGAGAAGAGTTTACCAAAAGCTGTTCAAGAAGTAGACCAAGACAAACAAGCTCAACAGATGCCAGAGTTATATCAAAACTCTGATCAGATTATGCAGCTTATGAGTATGGGCTCAGGTCTTATGGGAATGGTTTCTGGTATGTTTAACCAGAGCGGTGGTGGCGGAGGAATGAATAACAATTTCTCTATGCCTTCTGGAGTAGGAACAGTTCTTACTGATTCTATTACTGGCGCTATGGCTATTCTTGTCAGAAGTCATGGATTCGAAAAAGTTATTGCCAATTTTAACAATGCTCTATCTAACGACAACATTAATCTGATTCATCCTTCTTGGAAACCTTATTTGATAAACGCTTTAGCTAATTTAATTAAACTTGGGTTATATTATGGTCCTCTGAATATACCTGTATCGGAATATAATCCAGTAGTTTATGGAGTAAAGGTGCCTGATCCTTTATTAGAGTATGAAGATTTAGTTCCTGATTATTATTTGAAAACATATTACACTGTAGAATTAGATCCTTATCCTGGTTATCAAGAGTGGGTGGCGCCAGATCAAGTAACAAAAGTTTGGACGAAAAAAGACAGCAAATCTTATCATTTTAATTCTTCTAGTGAAGAAATATATTCTGTTTCTGAAAGAAGTTTAGCTGCTGATTGGGATCCTTATATTTTTAAATCTACATTAACGGTTGATATTATTAACTGGGCGTTAGCAAGACAAGTTGATGACATACAAAATAACAGTATGGAAAACAATCTAGGTAAAAATACTTCTGGTGGCGGAAATCAGAACAATATGATGAATATGATGATGGGTATGCTTGGTGGACAATTAGGTCAAATGTTGACAATGTTAACAAGCAATCTAATGAATAATAGTGGCGACGAAGATGACGTTCCAGCTGTTCAGAGTATGGATGAGACAACTCAGAAATATAAAAAGTCTATGGCAATTGGCGAACAAATTTTACAAAAAGCTACTGCTGCAGTTGGTGGCGGTGGTATGGGCGGTCTTGGAGGACTGGGTGGAATTGGAGATCTTGGTGGTCTTGGAGGAAGCCTTGGTGGACTTGGTGGTATATCTGGTATTCTTGGTGGATTTGGTGGTGGAGGATTGAGTGGAATTATGGGTGGAAATTTGACTGGCGGATTAGGAAATTTCGGAGGAGGATCAAGTGGCGGAGGCGGTGGTGCTGGCTCAGGATTTACTAGTGGCGCTAGTGATTATACTGGAGGAGATGTCTCCAGTCAGGGGCTTTCTGATATTGCAACGATGCTTAGATTATTAGGATTGGAAGAAAATGTCTAAAAAGCGACACAATAAAAAATTACCAAAAGACGGCGTAAGCGATAAAAAGTTTACTCCAAAATACGGAAACGTACGTGGCGAATGGGGTCCAGATGGAAGTCATGATTGGTGGGCGTATGATCCAGATGACACAAAGAAAACATTTAGACAATCACTAAAAGCTAGTGGTAGTTATCATACAACAGAACATGATGAGAACGATAAAGAAATCCATACAGCTTTATCGGTTGGTGAACACAGACATTATATTGCTGGTGGTCATTCAACTCAAGTTGATGGCCATAGAGATTTAAACACAGAATCAACAGACCGTAGAGAATCTGGTGGCGACAATTCTATGGTCACTAAAAAAGATTCTTACCATGGAACTGGTGGTAAGAAAACAGATATTATCAAAGACGGAATAACCAGAGGCGTTGGTGGTGGTTCCGAAGGCGAAATGATTGACGTCTGTAACGGAAACAAAAAAGTAGTTATCGAAAAAGATTCACACAGCCGTATCAAAAAAGATTACGTTAAAACTGTTGAAGGTAAAGCTGTAAGAATACACAATGACGATTATTCCGTTAATAATTCTAAAGGGTTTGACGTAGTAACTAAAGAAAAAACTAGAATCAAGTCTGAGAAAAAGTTTGCTTTGATCGGCAAAGATGAATTCGCTGCAGTTTCAGATAAAGCAATGAAACTTAGATCAAAAGATACAATGACTGCTAATTCTGCAAAGGCTATGTCTTTTAAAAGCGAAGATACGTATTCCGTTAAGTCAGCAAAAACTATGTCTTTGGCCACCGACCAAGGTGCTACTTTTTCTACTAAACAAGGTATGACATTATCTTGCGATCAAAATATCAAATTAAAAGTAGGTGGTTCTGAAATTACTATAACCAGTAGCGGTATAACCTTCAAAGGTTCTTCTATCAATTTCGAACAGTAAGGAATTTGTATGCCAGGAGCGCACACAGAAACACAATTAAGAACATGTGGAGCTACCACTCTAGTAACAGGCCAAAGTTTTGTTAAAATTAATGGAAAATTATGGTCTGTTGTTGGTGATATGAATTCTCATGGTCAGGGCGCTTTTATAGAAAGCGGATCTTTTGTCAAAATAGGTGGAAAATCCATAATAGTTCTCGGTGATCAGGCCAACCCAGATAGTTTATGTCCCGTAGCCGGAGGCCAACATTGTACTCCATCAGCTGCCGAAGGCAGTAGTTTCGTTAGCGTAGGATAAAAAAATGGCAACCGTTACTAGAGCAGACGCTCTAACAAGAGCATCAAAGAAAGTAGAATTCTTTTCAGACATTACTACAAGTTTTAGCAAAACTCCAGTCGGAGATCAATTGGCAAGAGTTCTAAACGAAAACTCTGTTAATCAATCGCTAAGAAATATCATTAAAACAAATTTGGGCGAAAGACCATTTCAACCTGCTCTTGGGTCAGATGTTTATGCTAGTTTGTTTGAATTGCATTCGACTGAATCTATTAAAGATTTAAAATTGTTTATAGAAAACTCTATAAATACTAATGAGCCTAGAGTAAACCTTTTAAAAGTATATGTTAAAACAAATATAGATCCTCCTGAGGTATACGAAAACCCAGAAGGGAATAATGTATATGTTCCTCCTGCAAGAGACGAGCATACTGTTGAAGTTACAATAATTTACAACTTAATAAATAATCCAGAACCTATAACTCTTACAGTTATCTTAAAAAGAGTCCGATAAATGGCAAATAATTCTTTAGCGTTAAGCTCGTTAGACTTTGATACACTAAAAGGTAATTTAAAAAATTTCCTTAAATCGCAAGACACGTTGAAGGATTATAACTTCGACGGTTCAAACATGAGCGTCCTTCTGGACGTAATGTCGTATAACTCATACCTTAATGCTTTCTACCTAAACATGGTAGCTTCGGAAATGTTTTTGGACTCTGCCCAAAAATATGATTCTGTTATTTCGCATGCAAAAGAATTAAATTACGTTCCTAGAAGTGCACACACTTCAACTTCTGAAATCTCTTTTACTATAACTACTGAGGGAATATCTGGAAGATTAACAATTCCCAAAGGAACGAACTTTAGCGGAACAAATTCCAACGGAACTTTTAATTTCGTAACAGACGAAACAATTACTATTACTTCTCCTAATTCCACCTATAGTGTGGCCAATTTAAGAATTAGAGAAGGTATATATTTCAACGACTCGTTCATCGTTGACGAAGATATCGAGAACCAAAGATTCGTATTATCAAACCAAAACCTAGACGCTAACTCTATTGTAGTTAATGTCAGTGACAATTTTGGCGTTACAAATACAAATTTCATTAGAGCAGAAACGCTATTCAATCTTAAAAATACTTCTAATGTATTCTTCCTTCAAGCCACAAGCGAAAACAAATATGAGATCGTATTTGGAGATGGTTATTTTGGAAGAAAGCCAGCAGACGCTTCTGTAGTATCTGTAAGTTACATTGTAACTAATGGAGATGCTGGAGACGATATTTCCACATTCACTATATCAGATGACCTTGGTCCAGTTAATGGTGGTTTGGCTGAAGTACAAGATATAACATCATCTTATGCTTCTACAGGCGGTGCAGTTCAAGAGTCAATTGACTCTGTAAGATTTTCTGCTCCAAGATATTTCGCTGCTCAACAGAGAGCTGTTTCGACAGATGATTATACTAGCATTGTCAAAAATGCTTTTGGTGGTGAAATTGAAGACGTTGTAGTTGTTGGTGGAGATGCTCTAGAGCCAAAACAGTATGGCAGAGTAGCTCTTTATCTAAAGCCAACTTCTGGATTGTTAATACCAAATTTCGTTAAAGCAAAGATCGAGAAATATCTGTTAGATTATATCACTATTCCTAATAGAGTTATAATCCTAAATCCAGAATATTTGCATTGTAGAGTAACAAGCGAAATCCAATACAACAAATATATTACTTCTAAATCAGCTGAAGAATTAAGAATTATCGCCTTAAATTCTATAGTTGATTACAGCAATGTTAATCTAGAAAAGTTTGCAACAGATTTAAGATATAGTCGTTTGGTGAATACCATTGACGATTCAGATGCAAGTTTCATTAGCAATCAAACAGACATTCGTATTATTAAGAGATATGCTCCCCTTATTAATTACAAAAACGATGAAGTGTTTGCGATCAATAATCCTATCAAAATAGATGGCGCTTTATCCAAAAATGTTACTTCTAAATTTGATGCTGTTTACAGAACAATAGCCTATGGA